ATACTAGCTAGAAGAAAAATGAGTGCGAAAGTAATACCTAACCTATAAAAAATGAAATAATGGGATATATATATAGAAAACCGAGTAAAAGTAGCCTAACAAGTGTAGAAACTGTAGAAGGAGAGCCAATAGAACACAAGATTGAGAGAATTGTGAGTAACAAAGAGCCAATAAGTGATGGGGCGCCTGAAATATTTACGGAACGTAAAGAAGGTGTAAAAAGTGCATATAACATTAGGACAGATAGATGGGAAATTGCTAGTGAAGCAATGTCTAAAGTAGAAGGAAGTATCCAAGCCAAACGAGATGCAAAGGGCAAAATATCAAAAGTTGATGAGCCTAAAGTAGTACAGTTAAAAGTGGATAGTGTTAGCGAAGCTAAGCCAACAGAAGGTACGAGCAAAGCTGAGTAAGAAATATGGGGGGTGTTACGAGTAAGGCATCCCCCCTATTTTGATAAGAGTGGTACGCATCTGTTCTTATATATCAAGGGATAAAAATCGCTTTGAAAAAGCGCGAAAAAAAACAAGATGATAAACGTAGTACTAGGAATAATAATAATATTAATAATAAATAAAACAGAAGAAATATGAGTTGGTTAAGTGATACAACAGGTGGAGCAGCAACAACCCAATTACTGGGTATGATTGGTGGACACCAACAAGAAAGAAGAAATTACAGAAATAATCAAAAGTTGATGGGTTTACAAAACCAATATCAAAGAGGATTAAATCAGCAAGGACATGACTTGCAGATGGACATGTGGAATAAAACAAATTATGGAGCACAAGTAGAACATATGAAAAATGCAGGGTTAAACCCAGCGTTAATGTACAAAGGAGCTGGAGCTGGAGGAAAAACAGGAAGCGAAGTAGGTGGAGGTGCAAGCATGGGAAGTAGTCAACAAGGAAAAGTAATGGATTTACAAAACATGTTAGTAGGAGCACAAATCAAAGATTTAAATGCAGGTGCAGAAAAGAAGAAAGCTGAAGCGGATAAATTAAGTGGAGTAGATACAGATTTAGCAAATGCAAACATAAAAGGAGTAAATCAAAGTGTATTAGAATCGGTAGCAAGAACAAGTAAAATAAAATCTGAAACAGAATTAAACGGAGTATTACTAGAGTTGAAAAATGCAGAAAATGATAGAGCGAAAAAAGGAACTCAAAAAGGAGATATAATAGGAAATATATTAGAATTATGGGGATTAGACCCAGTAAATAATGAAAAAGATAGACTATTACTACAAGGAGCAATAACGGCAAAATATGGAGCTGGATTATTTAAAGATATAATGCAAGCAATATATAGTAAAAGAGGATTCAATGTAGAAGGAGATAATGTAAATACAACGAACAATAATAATTTCCCAAGACCAAGTGGGTTACCAAATGGAGGATAATGTGTTTATATCCAAGATTGATACGAAACAGGAAATATACTGAAACAAAGAAGAATGGGGGGAACATCCCCCCTATTCAAGACAAGAGAGTATTAATGGTACCTGTGGGATGTGGGAAATGTATAGAGTGTAAAAAACAAAAAGCAAGAAACTGGCAAGTAAGACTGCAAGAAGATATTCGAGTTAACAAAAACGCGAAGTTTGTCACTTACACGTTTTCGGAACACGAGTTACAAAAACTAGATAATGAGATAAAGGGGTTAAGTGGCTATGCAAGAGATAATGAAATATGCAGATTAGCAGTAAGAAGATATACAGAAAGATGGAGAAAAAAATATGGAAAGACATTGAGGCATTGGTTAGTGACAGAATTGGGACACGCGAACACAGAAAGAGTGCATATGCATGGTATTGTGTGGACAGACGAAGTGAAAGATATACAGGAGATATGGAAATATGGAAAAGTATGGATTGGGGACTATGTGAGTGCGAAAACGATAAATTATATCGTGAAATATGTAAATAAAACAGATGAAGTGCATAAAACGTATAATAGCAAGATATTTACAAGTAAGGGAATTGGAAAAGAATATATTGGAAGAAGAGATAGTAAAAGAAATAAATATAAAAAAGAAAAAACGATAGAAACGTATAAAACAAGAGAGGGAATAGAACTTGCATTGCCAGTGTATTATAGAAATAAAATCTATAACGAAGAGCAAAGAGAAGCTCTCTGGTTAGAAAAATTAGATAAGGAGGAACGGTATGTATGTGGAGTAAAAGTGGATATAAGTAAAGGAGAAGAAGAATACTTTAAATTACTTAAAGTAATGAGAGAAAAAAATAAAAGATTAGGCTATGGAAATGATGAAAAAAATTGGGAATTAAAAAAGTATGAGAATAATAGAAGATACTTAAAAAAGATAGAAAGATTAGAAAAGTTATATGGAGTAGGGGCAAAAGAAATAGCGAGATAAAAAAAAAAGTGTATATTAGATCTGCGGATCCGCAAAATGGGTTTAACTGTATATAAATTATAGTTCAAATAGAGGTACAAAATGTTACAGATATAACAAAATAAGAACGTTAACATAAATATAATAATAAAAATAAATAAAAATTATGGAAAAAAGTAGAGAATATTACGAAAAGCTATGGAAAGAACAATATGAAAAATTATTAAAATCTTATTCCAAAAATAGAAAATAATGAGTTACAATAAACAACAGTACGAACATTTACAAAAATGGAAAAAGGAAAGGAGGAAATATGAAAAACCGATATGGAGCACCGAAAGTATGTATGTAGATACAGAAACAGGTGAAATAATACTAAAAAGAAGATTAGAAAACGGAGAGTACATTAAATTAAGAAGTTCAACTAAATACAAAACAAATGAAAGACACAGAATTAAAACAATCACAAGCGAATGCAGAAAAAACCCACAGCAAAGACTCTGGGACTTCTGAAAATCAAACAATTAAAAGAGTGGAAATAGCAAATAGTCCATTTCATGTAATAACCATAGAAGGACAAAGCTTTGGGGTTATGGGCGATTATAGACTAACAGAAAAATCGGCAAGTGAAGCAGAAATAAAAGAAGAACTAAGTAAAATAACATGGAACAGAATTGTCCAGGTAGTAATGCTCCTGGAAGAAGTAAGAAGTAAAATAAATAAAAAAGTCAATGAAACTATATAGTGATGATTACGTACAAAAAGTATTGTACGAAAATTGGAAAAAACTAATGGAAGATTGGAAAAAAGAAAGTAAACAAAAAAAAGAAAAAAATTATGAAAACAGAAATTGGAGGCGATAGACTCGGCTCAGGAAACAAACAAGAAGTAAGCTTAAGAAATTATGAAAGAAGTACGCATGATCTGGGGTATATATGGAGATCGAGTATGGCATCAGGAACATTAGTGCCATTTATGAGTGAGGTAGCGCTACCAGGGGATAGCTTTGATATAGATTTAGCGTGTGATGTAAAAACACTACCAACAGTTGGTCCATTATTTGGAAGTTATAAGGTACAGCTGGATGTATTTCAATGTCCTGTAAGATTATATAATGGAAAATTACACATGAACATGCTGAATATAGGAATGGATATGAGTCAAATATTATTGCCACAGTTAAGATTGTTAGCGAATTACGATGCAACAAAAGGAGATAATCAACAAATAAACTCAAGTAGCATATACTCATATTTAAATATGAGAGGATTAGGAAGAGGAACAGGAAATTATATATATAGAGATTTTAATGCAATACCATATTTAGGGTATTGGGATATATATAAAAATTACTATGCTAATAAACAAGAAGAAAGAGGGTATGTAATACATGCGTCAGATTTAAGTAATAATTTCGAAATAAACACATGTGTTATAACGGTAGATGGAGTAGATAGTGGATTTACAAAAGATATATATGAATATGCTGGAGACGATGTAAATACAGAGGAACAAAGTGGAGAATTACCAAGTGTAACAATGAGATTAACATGTGAATGGAATAATACAGGAACAGTATATGGTGAACCAGATGGAAGTAGTATAATAATTAAAAGAGGTGGAAGTGTAGTAACATTAGAAAGTCAATTTCAAAATGTAACAGTAACAGTGAGTAGCAATCCCAAAGTATTCTTTATAGATTATACAGGATTCGTAGGTGTAAGAAATGACGATAGTTGGGGAGTTGAAGGACAAGATGATGCGCAAGGAGACCCGACACAAGTGATAAATACATTACCACAAGGAGAAGGACAACCACAATTGACAGAATTTCCGTTAGATAATATTGATGATATGAGAATGGATATACTAGAAGCAGTAAGAGATACAACAGCATTTACTATAACAGGAGCATCAGCGAGTCCATATGGATTAGGCTTAAAAGAAGAAACAGTGAGTCCGGGGGTATATAAATACTATAAAACTGCAAGTCAAGAAGGATTAGGAATAAAAACTTACCAAAGTGATTTATTCAATAACTGGATAAGCACAGAATGGATTGATGGAAGTAATGGAATTAATGAAGTAACAGCAGTAAGTACAAGTGGTGATGAGTTTACAATAGATAGTTTAAACTTAGCAAATAAAGTGTATAACATGTTAAACAGAATAGCGATTAGTGGTGGAAGTTATGATGACTGGTTAGATGCAGTATATACGCATGAAAGAGCAAAAAGTTGTAAAAATCCGATATATCATGGAAGTTTAATAAAAGAAC